TGCGCTGTCGTACACCTGTACACCGAGCTTTTTGAAGGTCTTGAGCGCAACATCTTTAGAGGACATACGTACCAGCATGGAGTTGAGGGCGGTGCCTGCCTCTGCACCCTTAACGCCGTTATTGGCGAGGATACCGAGAGCAACAGCAGCATCCTTGTAGTTCATGCCGGTCGCCTGAACTGCACCGCCGGCCCCCTTGAACGCCTCCATCAGATCGCCTGCGGTCGTGTTCGCCTTGTTGTTCGTCTTGACCAGTACGTCCAGATACCCTTGCAGATCGTCCACGCCGACACCCATTGCACTCATGGAATCCGTTACCTGATCCGAGGTAGTCGCAAGGTCGGCCTGCGTGGCCTCGGCCAGCTTGAGCACCGGTGTCAGTGCCTTGGTGCTGGTCGCAACGTCCCAGCCTGCCAGAGCCATATAACCCAGTGCATCAGCGGATTCCGCTGCCGTGAAGCTGGTCGCCTTGCCCGCTGCACGCGCTGCATCGTTGAGTTTCTGGTAGTCTGCGCCGGTCGCACCGGCGATGGCCGCTGCGTTCGCCATGGACTGGTTAAACGTCGTGTAGGTTTCCACCGCAGACGCAGCGAAGTCCTTGACGGCAGATGCCGCAGCTTTCAGGCCGCTCGTGATGAGATTGGCCTTGACGATAGAGCCGATCAGGCTCTGTGCTTTGCTCGCGCTGCTCTGCAGCGAGCTGTCTACCTTGCCCGCAATCTTAACGGCGAGTTTGTACTCTTTTGCTATCTCGGCTCACCTCCTGCGCAATTTCAACCAATTCCGGGATAGACAGTGCCATGCACCAGTCCAGCCCGGTCATTGTTACCCGACTGAGCCGCACACACAGCCGCCGAACTTCCTTACTGTCGCCCGGCCTTACTCCGAGCCGAAAAAATAGCCGCCGACCTTAGTCTTGATCCTCGCACCCTCGCGTGCGGGCAGACCCTTGAAGAACTCGACCGGCAGGCCGGTGGCCTCGGCAGCCACGATGCACGCATACTCTACATTCAGCTCCTTGAGCGCGGACACGCTGCCGGAGCTTTCAAAAATGCGGTCACACTGGATCAGCTGCTCAGTGGTCATATTATCCAGCGCAGACAGGTCTACGCCGTCGTATTCCTTGCCCTCAAAGGTATAAGGATGAGCGAAGGTGATAACGCCCTCGCCCAGCGATTTCTTGTTGATCTCTGCCATGGTTGCTGCTCCTTTCTCTTAGCACAGCGAACGGATAGCCGACATAATATCCTTGCCGTTAACGACAAACACACCGTTCAGCTTGTCCAGTTCCAGTGCGGTCTTACCGTTGTTCTCGATCTTGATGTACGTTACCTCGAGCGTTACCGAGGACGACATCGGGCTGCCTGCTTTCAGGCTGCCACCGCTGATCTTCTTGGTGCTGCCGCGAACCGCGACACGCATACCAACGTGCGACTTGGTGCCGGTGCCGTCCGTGACCTGTACCGAGCCGCGCATGGTCAGGTCGATGATCTTGGTCGTGTCGAGCATCTGGAAGATGTCGCCGTACAGTACGCGGAACGGAACCTCCATCTCGATGGACGAGAAATGTCCGGGGTTGGTGGTTTCGTACTCACCGGCAATGCCTGCGCCCGAAATGGTTTCGGTCATTGCCTCGAAATCCGGAAGCGTTACCTCGTCGGACACGCCGATCAGCTTGCTGCCGCCCTTGTAGACGTTGAAGTCGTTGATGATTTCAGGGATATTCGCAATCGACATTATTCGCCACCTCCAGTCAGTGCAGATGCGATCGCGGTCGGGTCAAACTCGAGCGTAAACTCGATGCACTCCGCCGGATTGTACGGTGCAAGGGTCAGATGGAACTTGATCGTACCGTCGAGGATCTGCGTGGTCGGGTTCTCGTCCGAACGGAATTCACACTGATAAGCAGCACACGCACCGGCAGCCACATATGCGTTGCCGTTTACGTTCTCCGCGTCCACGATAGCCTCGATCATGCGGTAATTGGCCGGACTGTCCACGCGCTCGAAATACGTCTGGATGAGCGAGTTGCTGCGCCAGGTGAAGAACCGGCGTACCGCGATCCAGCGGTCCTTCGGGTCGGTGGTAGACGGATACGCGCAGGTGTTATTTCCCCATGCCTTAAAGCCGTTGAGATTCAGCACCGTACCGATACCGGCGGAGTTTACCACGTTCGCCTGTGCCTGATCGAGAATGACCTCGGTGCCGTCCTCCAGACACAGCCCGGTCACGCCGGGCAGGGACTTGTTGGACGGCGACAGGCTCGGCACATCGCCGTTCGCTGCATCGGTCGCAGCGGTCAGAGCGCCCATGATAGCCGAGAGCGACAGCCGGTAATTGCCCACCTGTGCCATCGGCCAGTAGGCGTAGGCGTGCGGAGAAGTCAGACCCTTGCTTTCCTTGACCTGCTTTACCGCATCGTAGGTCTGGGCACCCGAAGTGCCGCAGTCCACATCGAGAATGCACTCACACGAGTACACGCCGTTGATGTTCTCACACGCGCCCTGCATAACGGCTGCTACATTCGGGTCCTTGGAATAGCCCGGAGCCAGCAGCAGGCCGGGCGTCATGCCGAAACGCGGGTACACCTCACGCAGCTTGTCGCTGATAGCCGTGGTGATCTCAGCCGCGGTGACGGCCGTCTTGCCTGCGGTCAGCTTGATGGCCTTGTAGGTTACATAGACCTTAGCAAGCGCCTTTGCCGTCGCAGAAGTCAGCGTGACCGTTGCCAGACCGTCCTCATCGTACTCCACGGTGTAGTCCGTGCCTGCGACCAGCGGGTCGCCGCTGGTCTGCGCGCTGACGGTCAGCGTAGCTCGCAGCACATACGGGACAGGTTCCTGCTCTGCAGAAATAACGAAGCTGCCGCCGGTGACGGTCTGTTCGGTCGGCTTGCTGACGTTGGTGACGTGCTGCGCCTTGTTCGGATCGAGCACATTGACCAGTACAATGGGCGCCACGCCGAACAGCTCGAACGAAGCCTTGATGGACTGGTTAAGGGTAAACGCCTCGAAATTGGTATCATAGCCGAGTGCTGCGGCCGCTTCTGCATAGCTGCTGCACAGCCTGGGCGCGGTAACGCCTGTCAGATCGGCCAGCTGATAGATCGGCGCAGTACCGAAAACGACCTGCAGACCGGCGGTGCTGTTCGTCGCCGCCGACATACTGGTCGCCTGTTCACGGGTATATACGCCATGCTGATATGCCATGGTGATTTTCCTCCTTACATTATGTTAATGGATCTTCTATCCTCACACCCGGACAGCTGAACACCATATCCATCGCACCGAAATACTGCGGATAGGTGTCGGTTTCGTCCTGCAATGCCCAGCTGATCGGCACCTCTGCACGGAAGTTGCCGAGGTCGGGACAGCGTGCAAACCGGTGATAGATGCGCTCTATCACATCGAGCACATCACTTGTGCCCTGCCGGTCCGGTGTATCATCGTAGGTACAGATGATGATGGCGACACCCACATGGTGCAGGTCGCTCCAGTCATCAAAGGTGCCGCCGGTCGCACGGACGATAACGAACGGTGCAGTCACGTCCTCGGCGTCTGCGTCCTCATCCTCATCGTCCATCTGCGGAACAGGAAGATCGTGCTTGTAGACCTTGGGCGCTCGTCTTGCGCCGGTCTTGGTTGGCAGCAGGCAGTCCGACAGCAGCACGGTCAGATTGGACACCAGCATATCCAGAAAAATTTCCGGTGTCATGCGCCGCCTCCTCTCGACAGCTCAAAGTTCAGCGAGCGCTCGACCTGCTTCTCCAATACTGCACCAATTTCGGGACGTAAAATACCGTAAACACGTTTTGCGCCCATCATAGCCGGTACAGACGGAGAATACATAGTCTTTACAGGCAGTCGCGCTTTGCCTGCACGTTCCACAAGTGTAACGTGACCCGACTTGAAACGAACGAGAAAAGCCTTACTTCGGGTCGAATTACCCGTCAGTGCTTTCATGCCGCTTGCCTGCAAAACCTTTGCTCGGTATACCGCCGGACGCGCTGCGCCATTTGCATAAGTCGCAGGACTAACGCGAAAGTTCTTCAGTTCATTTGAGCGGCCGCTGACCAAGATATAAGCCGCAAGATTTCCGCTTGATGCGCGTTTCAAACGAACATTACGCTTAAAACCGGAACGCTTGATAGCATAGGTATCGCGTGCTTTCTCTGTGAGCATGGTACGTGCTTTATTTTCCGTATCGTTCAGCGCACGAACGATTACGCGGCGTGCTCTCTGTTTATCCAGCTTGCGGAGAGCTTCATTAAGCTCCTTATTCTCCAATTCAAAACTAAGCTGCATTACGTTGTCGCCGCCTCCAGTTCAAACGAATAGATACCGTCCTCATCGGTCACATCGGTGATGATGTACCGTTTTTTGCCGTCGAGCAGCAGCAGCTTGCCCAGCTTCGGGCGCGGACCGTAATCCTCTGCTGCCACATAAAGCAGCAGACGGCGCTTGTATACGCCGTCCGCGTGCTGCACACCGCTTGCCACCGTGCGTTCGATCAGCTCGTTGCCGTCGAGCACCACCTTCATGGGACGGCCGTCGATGCTATGCTCGTCCGCGAACTCGTCAGCGTTCAGAAAGGTGCCGAAGATGTCCGCCTGAACAAGCTCCTTGAACGTGCTCATCCCAGCAGCTTGACCTTGATGGTGGTCGACGCCGCATCCGTCGGCTCGATCGCCCAGCCGCACGGAACCGCGCCCGAGGCCGTGGTGGTGACTTCGCCGTCCTTGAAGTACAGCGCTTCACCGATCTTGACCGCGTCACTCTCACCGGATTTCAGCGGCAGAATGAACACGCCCTCAACGAGCAGCGTGCCAGTCGCACCTGCCTCAATGGGCATACCAGCGATACCGATACGAGTAGTCAGCGGAACGATCTCGTTTGCCTCAATGCGGGTAGCCGTCGCGTTCGTGTAGTCGATCGCGCTGCCCTTCTGCCAATATTCAGCCTTTGCCATGTGTCGTTATCCTCCTGTTCT